GTTGAATCAGAGATGTTGGGAGGACAACTATAAAAGAGCATCTCAATTCGCAAGGATATCAGCTATCAAAGAAGAGACATGGTGCGATAAATGCGATAGCTATAACTTTACCCGGAGACACGAGGACATCTGTGAGAACGGAGAAGAGTTCTATCACTTGAGACTTAAAAACAAAAAATGGGTTTTCTCAAACTACAAGGCTACTGAACTTGAAAGTGCTTGATCTGTTTGCTGGAATTGGAGGCTTTAGTTTAGGTTTGGAGAAAGCTGGAATGGAGACAGTTGCTTTTTGTGAGATCAATGAATATTCGCAAAAAGTCTTAAAAAAGAATTGGCCGGGAGTACCGATCTATGAAGATGTCAGACAAATCACAGCAGACAGACTTGTTTCAGACGGAATTAGATGCGATGTCATCACAGGAGGATTTCCCTGCCAAGACATCTCCGTTGCAGGAAATCAGGTCGGAATTGAAGGCGAAAGGAGTGGGCTATGGACTGAGTGCGCCCGTCTACTTAGGGACATTCGACCAAAATACGCCATCTTTGAAAACGTCCCAAACCTGCTTAACGGAGGAGATGGAACTTGGTTTAAGCGAGTTTTGTGGGACATTTCCCAAGTCGGGTATGATGCAGAATGGCACTGTATACGAGCTTCAGACATTGGCGCGCCCCACAGGAGGGAACGAATCTGGATCATTTGTTACAAAAACAACTCACCAATGGCCGACACCCAGAGCGTTCAACACAATGGGATGCAATTTAACGAGAATCAAGGACAAGCGAAGACAAACAGGATTAAATCTGGAGGAAGTGGTAGCAAACGAGGAAGTGAAAGCAGGGAGGCTTTTTCCAACTCCAGCAGCAAGCGAAGGAGGAGCCATAAAAAATTGGAGCCCAATCAGGCCAGATGGGAGCAAATCACAACTCTCTCTAAAAACGTATGTGAGAATGTTTCCAACCCCGTTGAGGGCAGATTACAAAGGAGGTTACAGGACGGAATCACTTATCAGGAAGGATGGGAAGTCGAGGGCTTTCGATCAGTTACCAAATGCAGTGATCGATGGGAAAGGTACCGAGACAGTATGTGGGCAACTGAACCCAGCGTGGGTCGAGTGGCTAATGGGGTTCCCAATCTTTCACACCGACTTAAATGCTTAGGCAACGCAGTCGTTCCTCAAATCCCTGAGCTAATTGGACGAGCAATTATGGAGCATGAGCTTGAAACGGTCGCTTGAACAGAACGACTGCTTTCACAAATGGAGTCGAGTCATTGCTAGTCACCTTCAAGACTCAGGCGTGGCTGTGAGTCACGATACAGTGAAAGAGTTGATTCTTTTGGAGTTGGGCAACACGAAGACAGTCAAAGTGCCGGGGCTTAAAGAAAGGGTCATACCTATGAGAAGTCATCAATACAAACAAATGGACTTTGATCTAAACGAGTATGATAGAAAAAATAATTTTATCTCTATGAACGCTTTACTCTCTAAAGTAGAGGCGTGGGCTGCAACGGACTTGAATCTCCAACTGGAAGGAGTAAAATCTAAAGAGGGAGTAGGCTGATGTTTTTTAAAAAGAAATGCGCTAATCAAGCTTGTGACAATAAACATAAAATGACCCTCGACCCCGATGAGCATTGGTGCAACTTTTGTTATGGCAAACGAGTCAATAAGCAGGAACGCCACCTCCGAGGACTGAGAAGAGAACAAGAGCTAGTCGCAAAATACTGGAAGGCTCCTAGTTGGGTTCCAGAGACATGAGAGGTAGGAAGGGGCCGCAGAATTTAGAAAAGAAAACCGTTCCTCAACTCCAAAATACCTTATGGCCTATTTTCGCTAACTACATCAAAGCAGTCTACGGTTCAGAGTGCTTTACTTGTGGCAAGCGTTGTGAAGGTAGGGACAGACAAGCCGGACACTTTATTCCCCGGACGTACTCTCCAGTAAAATACGATGAGGATAATGTTAGAACTCAATGTAGTGCGTGTAATGAGTACCATCATGGAAAGCCTGTCGAATTTGAGAGAAAGCTGAGACTTCAAATAGGAGATGAGGCAGTTGAAAACCTCAAACGAGAATCCACGAAGACATGGAAGTGGGATCGTCAGTGGTTAATAGATAAGATTCTTTACTACCGACAAGCCTTAAAAGAAAGGGAGGAAGCTGCATGAGTCTACTAACTTCACTGATTGCGCCAGTTGCTAACATTGCTACCGGGATCATAAAAAACAGAGGCGAGATTTCCAAAGCTAAACACGAAGCTAAAATGTCTCAGATTCAGAATGACGCAGATTGGGAATCGAAGATGGCCGATGCTTCTGCTAATTCGTGGAAAGACGAGTGGTTTACAATTTTGCTTTCCATCCCCTTACTAGCAGTTGGTGCAGGAGTTGTGATGGACGATCCCCTTATCATTGACCGAGTAAAATCAGGATTTCAAGCTCTTGAAGAGCTACCAGATTGGTACAGCTATCTTTTATTCTTAGCAGTCTCCGCATCTTTTGGAGTGAAAGGCGTTGATAAACTTATGAACATGAGAAAGAAATGACCAAGACAGTTGAGTCAAACAGCGAACTTGAAAAGCTAGATACAAACGGAGATAACGTCATTTCTCAAAAAGAGTTTGAGGAAAGTGAGAGAGAGATCAGACTAGAACTACTCCGAAACAAAGATCAAAAAGACGATGCACAAAGGAAAATGTGTTATTACGCTTTAGCTGGAATGTTGTTGTATGGGCCGTTGATTGTGCTGACCAGTTTTTTAGAATTAGATACAGGAGCTAAGATGCTTGCTGACATTGCAAGCGTGTATTACATATCCGTCTCAGGGCTGATCGCAGCCTATTTTGGCTTTTCGTCTGCGTTTCCGAAGAAGTAGAAATAATGGAAATCTTAATTGCAGTTGGTTTTATTGTTGGTTATGTATTAGGAAAACATTATGGGCGTTAATCTAGACCAGTTATATGAAGAGATTAAATCAGACGAGGGACTCGTGACTAATGACGAGGGCGAGTCGCTTATATACAAGTGTACAGAGGGCTATCTGACTTGTGGCATTGGTCATAAGATCGTGGAGGGAGACGCAGAATATGGATTTGTTGAAGGCGATACAGTCCCAATGGACTCGGTTAAAGCGCATTTTGAGAAAGACGTCCAAACAGCTATCGAGGACTGCCGAGCGATTTACGGAGATGGATTTGATTCGTGGAGCGAAGAACGCTGCCATATCGTCACTAACATGGCTTTTCAACTTGGTAGAAAAGGGTTATCTAGCTTCAAGAAGTTCAATGCGTACTATTTGGAAGAGGCTTATGGGGCGGCCTCTTTAGAGATGCAAGATAGCAGGTGGGCTTTGCATCAAACCCCAAATAGAGCAAAAAGATTGAGTGAACGAGTCCTAGCGTTAGCCAATGACCCTCGCTGACAAGGCAGACAAGTTGATAGAGTTATGGGTGAGGGAACTGGCGCAAGAATCAGCCAACCCTTACAAGGCTCAGAGTCTCCTCGATGGACACTTTGCCCTTGAGGTAGGAGGTAAAAAGAATCCTTTGAAGTCATACATAAACGCAAAGGAAACGAAGTCACCACCAAGGGACGTTATCAGTAGTGATCTTATTTTAATCGACTCAATCATTGGGCAGATAACTAAGATTAACAGTAAGTATCCTCTAGTCTTAAAATGGTTTTACAGTACAGGCGATATGAAGAGAGTAGCGAAAGAGGCAAGTGTAAGCCTCACGAAAGCAAGAGAACTCAAGAATACTGCGTTTGACTTAGTTCAAGTTTTATTGGATGAAAAATTAGGAAAAAACTATGCGTAAATTGTGGGAAAAGATCAAAAAATTATTAGGCTTGACCCCGGAGGTTGAACCCCCAAAAGCCAAGCCCGGAAAAGGAAAAAAGAACAAGGGCAGATAAAACCCTTTGCAAGACGTTTTTTATGATGTAATCTATGGAAAGGTGCGACTGCTGACTCTTGACCCCTTGAGGGAGTCTCAGCGCACCGATGCA